GCTCTTCATCTTCAGGAGTTTCCTCGTCGGTCTCTTCTGATGTCTCAGCGAGAGACTGGAAAAACTTGAGTTCCGCGCTTTCAGAGGCGGACAGATCATCACGACCGGAAAGTTCGTCGAGACGGGTTTGCTGGGCTGCGGTGAGTTTCTTCATTCTGGATCAAAAAGGAATCGTATGATGACGGGAGCGATGTCAAGAGAGACGATCCAGCTCAGCGGCGACGAGGGAAATCAGATCACGGTGTAGCCCATCGACGAGGCCGGCCGCAAGCGCCTCATCTCCGGAAAAACCCTGGCCTTGCATCGCTTCGGGTTTCAATCCAGGTCGTTGCGAAAGACAAAAGCTTTTGAACTTTTTACTGAGGGTATCGACTTGGCTTTGAAGATAGTCGGCCTCTTCTTCGGTGAGAGCTTTTCCCGGTGTTCCCATCGCTTTATATTTCCCATCCCGAAAAACACGGAGAGCGTAGCCTTCCATTTCGTAGGCTTTGGAACTGTCGAGGACGGAAATGAAGGTCCCGATACTGCCAGTCACACCACTGGATGACGTGTGAATCTCGTCGCACGCAGCTCCGAGCTTGTAGGCGGCGCTTGCCATGACCGAGTCAGTATAGGCAACGGTTCGCTTCACCTTGCTCAGATCAACAAAGCGAGCGGCGGAGTCTGAACTTTCACGGGACAGTCCACCCGGCGAATGAATATCGAAAATGACCGTCTCAATGCGGTCGTCGTTTTTGAGTTCCTCAATATCCTGATCAATCCAGGCAAGATCACAGCCGCCGCAATAGGTTTCCATCCAGCTCAGCCGCTTTCCGAGGACACCATCAATCGTCATGATCGCAAGGCGGGAGTCATTACTGATCTCGACGTGGTTTCGGAAACGATCACTCTCCCGCTCAGGACCGAGACCGAGACGATCTTCAGGGATAGCAAGGTCGCGACCACTTTTCATCTGATCGAGCAGTGCAGTCGCGATGGAATCGTGATGGGATGGCAGGATTTCCCACGGCTCGGTAAAAACTTTTGAAAAGATACGGGGGTAAGGGGCTGTCATTCTGGAAATTCTAAAAGTAGTTCACGTGAACCATTGCGGTTAAGAGGCTTTTTCTTGCGGTTTCGACGGTTCGGGCATCGCTGTGCCCTGTGGGGGAGCGAGCATGTTCGCAATAATCATGTCGATTTGATGCTGCGGAAGGCCCTTGTCTTCTGCCATTTCCTGAATCGCGAGGATCTCGTCGAGCCATTGATCGATCTCGACATTCCAATCCTTTTGAAGCTCGGAGTAGTGCTCATCGAGAGTGCGGAGAAGATTCCGTCGCTCGTCGATCGCGAGCTTGCCTTCGCGGCCCCGGTCGATCCCTTTTTTCTTCGGCGGAATAAAATCGACGGTCCACCACCCAACGTGGTCGCGTAGCTCTTCGGGGATCTCCGGTTCGCGGAGACGGCCACTTGCAATCTCAGCTCCGATGAAGTGAAACCACCACCATTGGCAGAAAGGGATCAGGGTCTCCATGCGGCGCGACTCAAGCATTTCCTGCGTATCGGCGGCAAGCCATCGCTGAGTGTTTCCGTTCAGGTTTCCAAGGTCTGAAACCAGCTCGGGAGCGAAGTCGAAACCAAGGGCGGTGCGGCGAACTTTCCAATCAAGGAATGCCATCTCGTTTTCATGAGGCTGCGCAGATTCGAGAAGTTTCGGCTCGATGTCGTCGAAGCTCGGCATGTTCCCCCCGGAGAAAACTTCTTCGTAGCGGAGGATCTCATCTTCTTCCTCCTCTTCGGCTTCGCCGGAATGCTCGCGGCGATAGTTTTTCATGCGGCCCTGGATGCCTCGGGAGCCTTTTAGAGTCGGAGCGTCTTTTCCGTCGCGAGGGGCGAAATAAAGCGCGATATTGTTCCGGGTTTTCACTCCGAGAGTCATGTCGTTCTCGACTTCGCGGACATCCAGCATCGCGTTCGCGACGGAGTGAAAAGCGGACATTCCGCGGCGTTGACCGGCTCGCTCGTATCGAGCGGAAAGGTGAGCTTGTCCCGCACGGAGAATCTTCCGCTTTTTCGGATCATTCGAATCGAGGATGGAATAGGCGAGGGCGAGCTTGTGGCGGTCAGTTTTGACCCCGTCGTAAAAATCAGCATCGGGCTTTTGGAGGGCATTGCCGATTTGGTGGGCCTCGTAGCACTTCACTTGAGTGCGCCCGTTTTTTCCCACGACGGGGACGGAGAGCATATCTCCATCTACTGATACACGGCGCGAGAGAAGGACCTGATAGGAAAAGAAATTGTGTTTCCCGCTCCGGTCGAATTGGAGCGGAGACATCGCGGCATCCATCGCGAGGCGTTTCACGAGCGCATTCCACTTCCGATCCGGAGTAGCGGGCTGAAACATCATCCAGCCCATCATGCGGGCGTAGCCATCGGCGCAGCGCTTCGCGAAAGGGTCATTATTGTAGAGCCAACGCGCTTTGATCATCGTCTCCGTGCGGTTCGTCGGATTGATCTCTTTTGAGGTGTCGAGGGTCGGAAACACGATGTGACCCCGGCTCGAGCTTGACCGATCTCCGCTGCTGAAACCACCGCCTCCACCACCTCCGAAGAAGCTGGAAACTGGCATGATGCGACCATTCGGCATCATGACGCGAAGCTCCCTGGGAATGGAGCCGGCAGAACTCGCAGCCAATCCGGAGAGAGCGGAATGACTGCGAGTTTGCGGACGGCGCGGCTGTGGAGAAGACGCCATAAAATTATTCAATCCGGCGCGTGCGGAAATCCATGGAGTGACCACGACCACTCGGGGTTTCAGCTCCGCTCTGTCGCTCAATCGCGGCCTCAAGAATCGTGATGCGTCGATCACGCTCCGCTTCATTGCGGACCCGGAACGTGAATCCGACCTGCGCAAGCCGCTGCTCAATGACATCGGAGTCTTCGAGCGAGGCTTCGAGCAAGAGCGACTGAGCAGACTCCAGCTCGGAAAGGGTGTATTTCCGCGTGTAGATGCGGACAAGGGTCTCAGCGGATGCCATGACCGCTTCTCACTGTCAATGCAGCCCCTCGACAACGATGACGCGGAAAACAAACTGCTTTTTACAGCAATCGCCGTAATCGTTTGGACCGAGCGATTCCTTATGCTCGAAAATCTGCTTTTTCCGGTCTCCGACCTTTTTAGTGATGAGGCGCTCCGTGGTCAGCTCTTTACGTATCGGCGGGGGCACTGGATCGGGCATCCAAAAGCGCGGTTCTTCGCGGCGGTGAATCTTGCCTACGTAGAAATCCATTTTCACGCCGTGATCATAGTAGGCCCAGATATCGACCTGGTCACCTTCATCGGTGATTCCGATCGCTTCGACGAATCGGATGTTTTTCCCTTTAAATTCCGAGTTGTAGCCTTCACCCCGGGAAGGATAGAGCTCAAAGCCCATCGCCTGAGCGCGGACACACATTTTCCAGATCGGGCCGCGCTGGTATCCGGAGTCGATTAGCCCGCCGAAAATTCGGAAGGTCGATTTACCATCTTTTGAGCGATAGTGGCGATCTTTTAGGGTGAGAAAATGATCCTCATCTTCGCAGATGCCATAGTCGATCAGATAGGAGTCGCCTTTTTTACTCCAGCAAAAGACGACGTATTTGATGCAATCGCTCTGTCTGTCACCCGTGATCGATAAATAATCGACATCATCGACGGGGAGATATCCGTCCTCGAGCTCTTCGTGATTTTCGTAGCAGAGCGAAAAGCGATGTCCCAGGGTGATCTTCTCGCCATTGATATCCTCGACGATTCCTCCGCGAAGCGCGTCGATTGCGTCATCCTGAAACCCGACTTCCTGCGGCTCGATCGGCCGTCCCATGTGCTCAGTCTGAAACGCATTCTGCGCGGTGATCGACGGCGCGGTGTGGTAGGCGACGAGATACTTCTTAGCGAGGTTTCCCCACTTCACTCTTTTGAACAGCGAATAGAGATCAGAGATGTGGAAAGACCGACAGCCTGGCTCAGCGAGCACTTCCCGGCCGTCCAGCTTTTCACGTAGCTCAAGCGGGGTCGGGACCCAGATCCCCGCGTTAACCATGTCGCGCTTATGATATTCCTCGATCCGCCCGTCACAAAGCTGACACTCGTAATAGGTATCATTCACGACCCGCTCGAGATCCCAGCCACTCGCAAGATCTCGGCAATGTCCATAGCGAATCTGATCCCATACCAGCTCGATCCGACCGGAGCAGTGAGGGCAAGGGACAAGAAACTTTTCCTGCGTCCCTTTCAGAAAGCATCGGTGAATAATTCCGCCCTTTTCCTGCGGCTTTCCGAGAACAAGCAACAGGCCATCATCGACCGTCGTGAAGCGGCCTTGGATATTGTCGTAACTCGTCGTGCCGTCGCCTTGCAGTTCGTGATCTTCCGGCTCATCGAGAACTCCGAGTCGATACCATGTTTCACGAAAGGCATTCGCGGATCCAGAACCGGAGACTGAGATCTCCATGTTCTTGAGGATGATGTGATAGGTCGATTGATCCGCTGGGTCGTCGGTGAGCTGATCTTCCGCGCAGTCTTTCAGGGTCTCCTTGAGACGGACTTTCGAGACACGCTTCGCCTTTTTGTCGGAGTTGATCACGTAGCCAACATTTCCCGGCCAGTTGTCTGGCATCCAGCGAACAACATTCAAAGTGCCCTCAGTAGCTCCGGACTGAGACGATTTCATGAAAGCGCCTTCGCTCACGCCTTCCTGTCGAGGGAGATCCTGCCACTCCCGCACCCAGGGCGTGAGAGTGGAATCGTAGTGACCGGCCTCGGCGGCCATCGACTCCGTGAAGAAAACGTTTTTGTCCGCGAACTCCCAAACCGACTCTTTAGGCTTCCCCTTGAATTGACCGCAAAAAATATCGAACAAGAAAAGAACTTCTCCTATCATTTTGTTTGGAGGGCCGTTGAAAATTCATCTTCGCGGAGACGCGCAAAACAGGCCTCTAAGTGCCGTTCGGAAAAGGTGAGCAACTCGTCATCGGTGAGAGTCGGAGCCAGGTCGCGACCGTAAATTTTCATCGCGGCCTGAAAGTTTCGGCGGAGCGTTCCAGCGAGCGAGGTGAGGAGACCCAGTAGCTCAGTTTTATTCACCAGCTCCCCACGCTTCACGAGGATGTTTGTGATGTCCTTTTCCCAGTGCCGTTGTTTTTCCTCGGCATCGAGCCAATCTTTTCGCCAAGTCCCTGCTTTGGTGTGGTCACCTTTTCTGAGGGCAGCCTGATATTGTTCGTAACACAATTTGGAAGCGGATCGGAGCCGCTGAAGCGAGTCCATCGCGGATCCTGCCGCTGCCATGTCGAGAGTGATCGACTCCGGGATATCTTCAGAGCCATCTACCGTCTCAGCTTCCAAAGAAAACTCTTCCGAAGCTGCAGTTTCCGGAGACGACCGGGCAAGCCGCTCGATTGGAGAGGGCACTTTCTGGGACATCCATTTTTCCCACCAAATCACAAGCTGCTTCGGGTCCTCCAAGGGCGGGAGATCCTGATTCTTCTTTCCAAGACGGACCCAGCCTCGGATCGCGCTTTCTTTCCGCTGATACTTTTCCCCATAGGCGGCGTAAGTCTCTGGATAGTAGACCCGCCCATCCGCTCCGACTCGGATCTCGCTTTTGGCGGGTTGCGGTGATTTGGTGACCACAGAAGACAGGGCTTTTTTCCCAGCAGCTTTTTCTTTCTGAGCTTCAGCTTCAATAATTGCCCGCTCACGGGCATTGAGAGGCTGGCCGGTATCGGCTTTGGCGATAATGTTTGCTAGGTCTTTCTCAAGGATATCGCTGAATGAGGCAGTCGGCTCCTCACTCATCGCGATGATTCAGCAGGGTTTCCATCCAGCGGCGGTGAAAAGCGAGGACCTCACGCGACTGAAACACCGTCATTTGCTCAACATTGTTTGAGCTTCGAAGATTGGCACTCGTTTCAATTGTCCAGGCGAAGCGAGCCGGATAGTCGAAGAGAATCACCTTCGCGTGACTTCGCGCAATTTTCAGAGAGACCCGATCCGCCGAAAAAACGGAGAGGATCATCGTGTCGAGAGCCTGAAAGATTTCTTTATTTGTGTTTTTGAAGTAGTGCGAAATCAAGAGCGTGATGCGCAACTCTGGAGATTCCCCTAAAAATCGAGCGAGCATCGCCACATTTTTCGCGGACAAAGAAAGGGTCGCGATATCCAACCGTAGCGGGAAGCCATGCTTTAGCACGACACGATCCAAAAGGTCGCCAAGGACGAAATCCCCCGGGGTGATCGCATGAAGGACCTCATTGTCTGAAATTGGAAAGCTCTCAATGATCTGATCCGCATTTTCCGGCTGGATCAGTTTTCGAGCGCGAGCTTTATCCCTTCGTTTCATCCGATCCTTTTGGCGCTGGATGAAAACCCCGGTCCCAGTCGGGAAATGCTTTGCCCGAAGGACGGTCTCGCCCCCGACTTTGAACGATTTGAGAGCATTTTTCACGTGATCCGACATGAGCGACAAGATTCCACGGTGTCGAAGCGTCAAAATAGTAAAAATGGGGGTCCCTCAAGCGCATATTGGTCCTGAGTCACGGGCGAGGCCCCCCTCAGGGTCAAAAGATTCCTTATCCCCCCGTCTCTTACTGTTACTTTAGTTTCTAATTTGGAATATCTATTGTCATAACGTCATAAAGAGAGGGTAAAGGTAAGCAGGGCAACGGTTTGAGCCGTGACGTTTCAATGAGCTGGATTGTCATTTGTGACCTTTCTCTTGTCACTTTCCAATCAGAGGGCGCGTCGATTCAGGTCATTGAGCGCTTTCGATCACGCTTGTGACGAGACAGTGTCCTTTTGTGACATTACTTGAGTTGTTCTTCAAAACACAAAGGTCACAGGAGAATCGAGACGCCCGAGAAAAGCGCGGCGGCACCGGCAGGGGCAGTGCAATAGGGCGCGCTCGCTTCGCTCGTTGTAGAGGTAGAGACTGCTTCGCAGTCTAGGGCGCGCTCGCTTCGCTCGTCGTAGAGGTAGGCGCTGGCGCGGCAACGACCGTGCAAGGGTAAACCCGCTTCTTCGCTTGGCGGCGATTTCCGAACTGAACGAGACGGCCTTGCGTGTCCAGGATCTCACGACCCTTCCACTTCGCGAGGCGACGTCCGAACGCTTTGTTCTGATCGCGGGCCGCTCCTACCAAGTCATCCATCGAGAACCCAATCTCGGGCTGATCTTCCCACTCTTCGATCTTCTTGAGCATGTCTGCGATCGTGAAGTCTCGTGAGTCCTCACCGGGCATCATGCACTCACCTGCGAGCATTCCGAGGAACTCCTTCCACGCTTGGCTTTCCTCGTCACCACCTGCACCCAGCTCAGGCTTCTGGAGAGGATCTCCGAAGCCGGCACCTCTCACAATCGCACCGATCACCTCTGTCCAGCGCTCAAAGGTAGGCTTCACGTTGGTGACCTTCACACACCCGCGCTCGCTCCAGGTGCGGACCATAGCCCACAGCGCCGCGAGGACGCGCTTCCTGACCTCTGGACTGGAGAGATAGAGAGGATCGATGAGCTGATCAAAGACACGCCCCTCGACCTCACCCGCGAGATGCAGCTCGATGATGAGAGACCGCCGTTCGAGATCGCGGGTCGTCTTGATCTGATTTCCCGTCGCGATCACTTGAGTGACGTTTGGGGCTTCGAATTCCTCCTGCCCTCCCATCTTTCGTCCGGAGTGGATTGGCTCTGTGATAAAAGCATTGAGCGCGTTTGAATAGAGACCCGCTCCGATGTCGTCGAGAATGTAGTAGGGAGACCGGCGGATCGCCTGCGTGTCGAGCAACTTGTCGAACTCCGCATCATCCTTTGGTTTCCGCGCAATTTTGGGGAGCCCATAGATCGGGATCAGTTGCCCTTGCGCGAGCGTGCCCTTGCCCGTCCCCGGTTGGTTTCCAATGATCATCGCCATCGGGCGCAAGACCCCCGTCCCGAAAAAGCCCCGGCAAAAGTTTCCCAACGTCATCGCGACATGGACCGCGACAGAGCGGTTTTCGCGGAAATCACTGAGGGCAGGCCCTAAGTCGGCGAAAGGGTAGCTTTTCAAGATATCGTGAAAGACATCGAACGCTTCCTCGATCGGCATGTCGGTCGGGTAGCGGATTGATTCACAGGTGAAAATCCCGCTTTCCTCGTCGAATCCCGGTTTCAGCAGCTCCACACGCTTCCCCTTGTCGCGGAGGACAGGCATCCGCACCGGGTGAACACCCTTCAGCTCTCGGAGCGCGAACCGGAATTGATCAGCAGCCATGACCTGCTTCGCGAGCGCATCACCCATCGTGACTGGTCGAAGCTCTCCGAAACGATCATACTTGACCGTCTCGACCCAGTGCTCGAGCCATGACCCGAAGCGCACCGAGGTCATCGTCTCCGTCTTTCCCGTGAGTTCGTCGACCGTGACAATTCGATCACCCATGCGGTAGATCCCACACCCTCGTGAGATTAGCTGACCCAGCTCACGACCGAGCTTCTTCCCGATCGGCCACGCCAGATTGACCTCAGGGACGATCTTGTCGTCGGACGATTCACCCTCCCCGACTGGGACACGGAGGCCCATCTGCGCGGCGGTAGGCGCGAGGCGGTTCCGCAGCTCGTTGGCGGCGTCTCCAGGTTGTGAATCTTGATCTCCCATGTCATTCAGCGGCTGCTATCGTCCGCTTCGGGCGGCGATCGACGAGGCGACCCCACGCGGGATCTGGATCCAGATACCAAAGTTCTTGGATTTTCCCCGTCTCGATGCGCTTCACTCCGGGGACACGCGACATCGGGAGCCCTTTCGCGGCTTGCGCATCGGCACCGATGACCTCGAGAACACCCGCGAGGACTTGAGCGCAATCGTCAAATTCGACCTTGGACTTCGCATCGATCCGGATCAGAGCGTGAACTGACTTTCCTCCGCTGGAAAAAATCGCGGCGATCCGCAGCTCCAGCATCGCGATGGCTCGGAGCCAAAGGTCGAGCGGCGCCTCGTCGGACTCGAGGACGAGGTAGGGGAAATGAGTGACACAGGCGGCGGTGCGACGCGACCACTTCACGTTTCCCTTTTTATCCTTTCCCCCCGGTCTCCATTTCCCATCGATCGGGGCCGCCATGAGGAGCATCCCCGCATTGCTTTCCGTGGGGATCTCGCTCGCGACCGCTTTCGTGTCGGGATCTTGACCGAGGCGGAAAGATCGAGCCTTCCAGACGGCGAAGTCGCCCTTGTTCCACTTCCGCTTCATCATCACGACGAGATCTTCGGGCGCGAAGAGCATCGAGAGGACATCGGCGGCGAGACCGGGTCGGTTTCCCCATTCCACCGCGAAAGGCGATCTTTCCGCGAGCCAGACTCGATCAACCTGCTGGCGACACCCTGCGGTGAAGGTCCGGAGCGCCGTGATTTCGTAGCGGCGGCTCTTTTTCTCCTCATTCCGGGGGGCGGGAGCGACGCCATCTTTCATTTCCTCCCGAGGCTTCCCCTCGAGGAGATACCCGATCGGCTTTTTATCCGCAGATTGCGCTGCGGACCGAAGCTTATGCTGGAGATCCGGGAGCGACCAGGGCGGCTCACAACGGGCGTTGTATTCCTCCATTAGCGGGAGAGCCTCCTCCGGTGAAAAAGCGAATCCCTTCACGAGAGCGCACGCGACCGAGAAGGTCGACGAGTGACCGCCCGCTCCGGAGAGCGCCGGGTCCATCTGCGCGACGTATTTCCGCGCGCGATCTGTGATCGAGAGCGGCATTAAATCCCTACGATGTTTCTAAACTCACGATCATCTTCCCTGAAGGCGGCGGAAACCACATTCGACGGCGAAATATCTAGAGGAGAGACCGCTCTGACTCCTATATCAGGGAGGCAATGCAAATAGATTTCAGTTGTCTCAGTCGACTTATGACCCATCAAGGACGCGAGAGAGCGAATGTCCATCCCATTTCTGAGAAGAGAAGTCGCAAAGCTATGTCTTAGGACATGCGGGTGGACGCGTTTCATGATTCCGGCGCGCGAGGCGGCTACCTTCAGGGCCCTCGAAACACACCGATCAGTGATATGATGACGTCGTCTCACCCCCGAGCGGGGGCACACTGAAAGGTTGTTTGCGGGGAATATCCAGAACCACCCAAATTCAGCTGTCTGGGAGCCCAACTTCTTTAGAAGGGAATTAGGCAAATACGGCGGAGGGTTTCCCTGCTTTTGGTCCATGTCCCACCAATAGCGAGCCTTCTCACACTGCTCCTTTAGATCAGCGGACAATGATCTAGGCAAAGGCACCACTCTGTCCTTACCACCTTTACCATTGCGGACTGTAATCGTAAAAGACTCAAAATCGAGATCTTTCACTCGGATCGAAAGCATCTCAGTCTTCCGCAGACCCGCTCCAAACATCAACTGGGCTTGCAACTGTGCAACGCCATTCATCTGACCAAAGAGAAGGTGGCATTCCCTTTCAGTGAGAAAGTCTGGAATTTTCCGATTTCTACAGGCTGGCTTGAAATCTAGCTTCCCCACTTCTTTCTCCAAAACTCTTTTGTAGAAAAACACCACGGCATTCAACGCTTGAGCTTGGGTTTTAGGGGCTACCGATGGAGCCATTCCAGACAACCACTCTTGCAGTCCTTCACTGGGATTCTGCCGCTTCCATTCAGCGAATTTACCTACCCAGTGCGCGTAAGTCCTTTCTGTAGAAAAAGCCATATTTCTAGATCTACACGTCTCTATGGTCTTTTCGACCGCTTCTGTTTTGTTCATCGGTTCTGTTTTCACTGTCTAAACGACCCTTTAGTCGTTCAATACTCTGTTCTCCTTTGAAATTCTACCACTGCGCATCGTCTTCGCCAAACTCCCTCCGCTCTGCTTCCGCGATTCGCCATGGGATGTTGCGATTACCATCCGATGTGCCTCTCATGTGATTCGCTTTACGTGTTAGGGCCTGATCAATTTTCCAATTTTCCAATCGTTGTTCATAGGCATATTTCGACTCTCCCCGCTTTCGTTTCGGAGTAACCGGAACAGGAGAACAAGGCGCATCAGCCAATGACTTTTCTTTAGGTTTTTTATCATCTGATTCCGTTGGTTTATTGTTTTCATGGCTCATTGTTTTCTTGTGGTTGCGCCGTCATGGCTGTGCTTCAGCGTTCGCGGGAGAATATGAACGAGCAAACTTCTCGCCACGGTCTGCGCATCCATCGCAGTCGTGAGCAAATACTAAAGCCCAGTCCTCGTCGTCTCTGTGAGTGTAATACCGCTCGGAGTCGCTTCCCCCGTGACGACGGAAATTGTCACCGCCGACCATGATAGCATCCACGTCTCCGCTGATTTTCACCTCCACCGCGTTCATCGGCATCGGCGCAAGTTCGGACGCGGAAAAGCCCTCTCGGAACGCCCATGCGAGAATGTCTCTGGCATCTTGGCTCAACAAGTCCGCGCGTCGCGAACAAGTCGTGGAACGCCAATCCCCCTTCTCGGGAGCGGTCGCAGTTCCGGGTGGTTCGGTAGTCGTTTCTGTATTCATAGATTTTCGTCGGGGGATGGGTTCACTGAGGCGTTCGGTCTAAAAAAATGTCTGACGAGTTTCGCAAGATTCACATCATCCAGGTCGCTCTCCAGCAGAAGGGGGCGCCACCGGGTGCTATCCAAGACATGCTCGCCAAGTTTGA